CGGCTTGCCTAAGCTACCCGGCTTCACGCTAACCTCGATATCCAATGCACCTCTCCAAGCGCTTGAGCCTCTGGCACGATGCTGGGCCTCTTCTGATACGCCTGTGTGATGTACCAACACAACCGAGCAATCAAACTCTTGCATAAGAGTAGCGCAGGCATCGAGCATGGTCTTGGCATCCTGTGCGCTGTTCTCGTCACCATTTAAGAATCTGTGCAATGTATCGACAATGATGACCTTTGGAGGAACTGGCAAGGCTCGTATATTCTCAACAACCTTTAACATACCTTCAGGCATATTCAGATCAGTGCCACTCTTGGATATCCACATCTGCGCCTCTTCGACATCGTGATGTTGCATCCAAGCGGCGATCCTGCTTCTTAAACCATGATGGCCCTCACCAGCCAAATAAACCACCGGAACCTGCTTTGTCTTATGATCGCACCAGTTTCGATGTTCCATGTGAATAGCGCCAAGCCTAAGACACCAATCCAACACCAAGAACGTCTTGCCTGAGCCAGACGGCCCATGAACCATCATTAGGGCATTGCTCTGCATCCATCCCTTTATCAGCCAAGAGATTGGCTCAGGATTGCTTCTAAAGTCATTGGTGGAAACCAGCCAGTCGTGCGCTATCTTTGGCGGATCGAGAAGCTCAAAAAGATCATTCCCGCTTAACAGATAGTCGTTCGCGTCGCCGTTGACGGGGGGCATGATGACGCTAACGCCGAACTTCGCTGACGCTTGATCGGCATAATTGCGACCAACGCCGCTACTGTCATTATCGGCTACGACTATGATGCGTTTAGCGGCTCCATAGCGATCCCTGAGCCTCTCGACCACCAAAGGTATGTTAGACGCTGAGTATGTGATGTAGCACGTCCTGTGCATCGTCTCAGCGATTGTCGATGCAGTTGCAAAGCCCTCCGCCACATATATGTGATCGTTATCGTTGTTGCCAATAGACCAATACGATCCACCAGTCTTGCCACCTGCGTGGTAGAGCTTGTTTCCCGATCCGTCGATGTACTGCAATGTCGTCAGCTCTCCATCTGCGTTATACAGAGGCACGATCAAGCGCCCGTCTCCAGTAACTCTGGCCCCATTCGGATTGATCTTCTTTTTGGATAGGTACGGATGATCCGAGTTAGCGTCTGCGGCCTCAGCCCATATCTTATGGACGACCTCCGAGACATTCTCGGACATTAACTTTTCTTCTGCCTCCCGAACTTTTCTGGCCTGCTCAATCTTTCGAGAGAAGGCCATCTCTTCGTAAGGCGCGAGTTTCCTACCAATGTCAGCAATGAATTTATGCTCCAAGCCAAGCCGCCAATCACCAAACTTACCAGCAGGAATGCCGTCAGGATAAACGATATACCAGCCGCTTTTATCACCGAAACCAGATCGACCTTTAGTGCCAGAATTGAATCTGTGAATCTTGCCATCGAGATTTATCTCCTTCGGAGGCTCTAATCCGGCCTCAATGATCGCGTTCCTGAGCTGTACCTCTGGCGGATCTGCGGGCTTGTTGTTTTGCCAAATGCTTTTTATGTCAGCCATGTTGTAGCCCCGGACAAGTTGCTGAGAAATACTCAGATAATTTGTTTACGGTGCTAATCGTTGGATCAGGCGACCTGCCAGAGGCGATATTTCTAAGCGTCGAGTAACCGATCCCTGTTCGACGGCTCACCTCTTTTAAGTTCCGATCAGATAATAAGTCTTTGATTTCGTTAATTTCCATACGTTTCTCCATTTTAGTGACGCTTTTTTTCTATATTAAAACACTAAAGAGTCTACAATCAATTGCGAAAGGAGGCAAACATGAAAGAGATAATTGCTTTTCTTCTTATGTTCAACCTGCACTATCCGCCCGAGACGGTGATCACTCCGAGCAACGCCACTTTTTTCTTGGCTGGCGATATCCCGGTAATCTACGTCAGATGGGATATGAACAAGCCACACATTATCCTGCACGAAGCCTGCCACGCGGCGCAGTGGGCCAAATATGAAGGCCCAGCCCGGGATTACAGAGAGTGGCTATGGCGCGAGAAACAGTGCATGGCAATCGAGGACGCTTGGCTTAACAGATAAAAGGTACGTAGCGCGCTATGTACCTTTTTTTAAGCACATTCTGCGTAAGCTAGCCGGCTGGCTTACGCCGAAATACGCACATTCTCCGTTCGCTAGCCAGCTACGAAACGGAAAAAGGTGTGGCAAATAGGCTACATTGACACTTTTTTTTAATTGTTTAGTAAAAAAGTGTTGATCTGGCCTTTGAAATATTATTAAATACTAATTATGAGCAAACGGAATTGGCCGAACGCTCTAACTTAGGAGAAAAAAATGAGCAAATTCGACGACCACAAATCTGCAATTGATTTCATTTACGGTGGCAATGCTGTATTCACTATCAAGTCACTTAAAACTGATAAGCATTTCACATACAAAGTCACTCAGGCTAAACCAGAGAATGAGCGAGACGCAGCTCCATACTTTGTACGCGTTCTTGCTGGCCCTGACAATCAAGACTGGGCCGCTAGTCAGTACATCGGATTTCTTAAAGAGTGCGCTCTTCCAGTTGACTCTGATCCATTGCTAGCTGGCAAAAAAGGCAAACCTGATGCCCCTAGCTTTAAAGCGCTACAGTGGGTCTTAACGAAGTTGTATCGCCGCGACATGGACGGCTTCGAGATCATGCACGAGGGCCGTTGCTGCCGTTGCAATCGCGCCCTTACACATCCTGATAGCATCAAAACTGGCATTGGCCCAGAGTGCGCTAAACACTTTTAATAACGGGGCCTCGGCCCCTCTTTCAAGGAGAAGAAAATGGAAATAAAAAAGTTTTGTAACCAGCACCTTTACACAGATGTTGTACCTTATGAAGTTGTGCGTGTGATCTCTGAGAAAACAATAGAGATTCGAGAGATGAAGGCAGTTGAGACAAATTGGGGCAGAGAGTTTATCCCGGGAGGATGGTTCGGACACACTACGAATCAGGATAAACAAAAGTGGTTGATTTCCTCAGACGAAACAAAACCAATCATCCGCGCTAGATTCAATAAACCAAAGGGCTACAAGTACGGTTTTTGGAGAAGCAAGCATGGTCGTCATCACCTAGCCGATGAGCCAATTAAATTCTACGACTACAACTTTTAACCAAAGGGGCTTCGGCCCCTTCCTTTAGGAGAAAAAAATGCACGATAAAAGCAATTGGACACTACGTTACAACAGAACCGCCAGGGATATTTACGGCAAGAGCCTAACCAGATCAGACTTCGGTGAGCAGAAAGACGAACGAATCGCTGAATTGTTTATCTGGTGCATGATCGGGATCTTTCTTGGAGCTTTGATTTTTTAAAAATTGTTAAAATTGACACAAAAGCGTCAATCTGGTTTATAATTACTTATCGGGCGAACTGATTGGCAGACAGCCCAAAATTTAGGAGAACAGTATGAAAAACGAAAACGTTATTGAAAGCATGGTTGATAAGCTCGGCGCTATCTTAAAGATAATCGACGATTACAAGCGCGACGCAGAAGTGTTTAAGGATCTGATCAAAAACTACTGCAACGAGCATGACGTTAAGAAAATCAACGGGCTGGTGTACAACGCCACATACGTTGAGGCTAACCGCACAACGGTTGACTACAAAAAACTGCTAGAAGATATGGGCGTACCAAGCGATGTAGTTGCTAAGTATTCCAAGACTACTGCGGTTTACAGCGTAAAGGTAAACGTCTAATGAAAGTTGATAAGCATAGGCAGGAACTTAGGCGTATGCGTGAGGCAGTGGCGGAAGCAACAGGAGAGCGCCACTGCTCTTACTGCAACAAATTCAAAACAACTGTTGGTGGCAGATGGAAGCAAGTCCGTCACCAGCGCAGATGGATGTGTGAACCTTGTTACCAACTGAGGATATCAAAATGAAAATACTCAAAGTTAATTTGTTGTTCCTTGCGATGGCAGCAGACCGCGATCACGAGATCCCGAGCATTATCAAAGTAGATGGCAAGTGGGCCTTCATTGAGCGAGACGATAATGACTTGCCTCAATTGTTAGAGTACGCCGGATACTTTGCGGAGCTTCAAACTGTTGACGTTGATAGTTACGAGTTCCAAATGCACGTCGAGGGCAAGCGTTTTTGCCAACTCGTTGAGCCAGCAATGATTGAAAAGTACGAAAGCGATTAAAATGCTGGACATGATAAGTAAAAAGTTTAGCGTTCACAGGGAAATCGACGGCAAGAGTTGGCCAATCGTTGTCACATTGATCGCGCTTAACTCCAGAGAAAAAAACATCCAAGTAGATGGAGTTGTTCTTGATGGAGCTGGGCTATATCTGATTGAAAACGACGGCTACTCTGTTGTTGTTGAGGATCTTGCTTTTTACTTTCCTGAAATTGAAATGTACGACAAAGAGGAACGCGAAGAGGCGTTTGAGGATTATTCAGAATTATTAGTTATGGCTGGAGACTGTACACCAATACCATCTTTGCTGTGCTAATATAACAGACGTGCGACCGGATTGTCCGACCGCACATAACTATGGAGGCCTTATGGCTATTAACTTAAAAACAACGTCGTCTGTTGCGGCGACCGGAGTCAAGATGCTCGTTTACGGGCAAGCTGGCGCTGGTAAAACAACACTAATCAAGACCATGCCAAATCCGATAATTCTGTCGGCAGAAGGCGGTCTTTTGTCAATCAATGATGCTGATATACCGTACATCGAGATTGGCAACATGGCGGACTTACGCGAAGCATATCAATGGCTCGGAGAGAACTCTAAGGATTTCTCATCTATCGCCATAGATAGCATCTCAGAGATCGCCGAAACCGTTCTCAATTACGAGAAGAAAAACGCAAAAGATCCGAGGCAGGCTTACGGCGCAATGCAGGAGCAGATGACCGACTTGATCAGAGCTTTTCGTGATATTCCGATGCACGTTCTGATGACCGCCAAGCTGGAGAAGATGACGGACGAGCTTGGACGAGTTATGTACGCGCCATCGATGCCGGGCAACAAGATCGGTCAGCAACTGCCTTACTTCTTTGACGAAGTGCTGGCGTTACGGATTGAGAAGGATGTCGATGGCAACACATGGCGCGGTATAAAGTGCGCTGGTGATTCCTCATGGCAGGCAAAGGATCGTTCTGGCAAGCTCGATGAATGGGAGGCTCCAGACATTGGCCAGTTAATCCAGAAGATCGGAGGGCATAATGGATGAGTTCGTACAACTCTCGGAAGCGTGGCTCAACGCCAAAGAACGGGAAAGGCAAGCAGTTAACGACAGACGATCAGTTGAGGATCGCTTGGCAGAAATACTGGAACTTGACGAAACCGTTGAAGGCACAGTCAACATCGAAAAAGGACGAATGAAAGTAAAAGTGGTTAATCGATTGAATCACAAAGTCGATGCAGACAGATTGCAAGACATTGCAAATGAGTCTGGATTAAGTGACCACTTGCCGACATTGTTCCGATGGAAGCCAGAAATAAATATGTCCAGTTGGCGTAAGGCTGACGAAGGCATTACCAAAGTATTGTTAGGCGCGATAACAACGACACCTAGCAGACCTAGTTTTTCAATTTCTTTAGAAGGAGAATGATATGAGTGATTTAGATTTTGAATCTTATGATTTGGTTATTGATGATGAGCCAAAAGAATATACAACGTTACCTGACGGATGGTATGACGCTCGGATTATGGGAGCAGAATTAAAAACCACCAAGGCTGGTAATGGACGCTTTATTTCAGTAAGATACGACATTATTGGTAATGATTACGCTGGCCGCGTTGTGTTTGGTAACGTAACAATCAACAATCCAAACGCACAGGCAGAGGCAATCGGAAGGAAACAATTGAGTCAAATTGCTGCGGCAGGAGGACTATCAAGTTTGCCGAAAAACACCGATGAGCTAATTGGTATGGACTTGAAGATTAAAGTTAATACCAGAGCCGCAACGGATCAATACGCCGCGCAAAACGACGTGCGCGATTGGAAACCTCTGACCGGGGGATCGCCAGTTCCAACTGCTCAAAAGGCAGCCAATGGATCAGCGCCTTGGGCTAAACGATAAATAAGGGGCTTCGGCCCCTTTTCTTTAGGAGCATCATGAGCAAAATAGTCGAACTGATAGATAAATACCATGCAGAAAATACTGACACTCAACGTGGACACATGGGCGGATCATTGCTTGGCCACAAATGCGAAAGATATCTCTGGTATATGTTTCGTTGGACTTTTGCTGAACACTTCCCGGGACGTATGCGTCGTCTGTTTAGGCGCGGGCAACTAGAAGAGCGAGTCATAGTCTCAGACTTACGTGCCATAGGAATTGATATCCGTAACGTTGGCGACAATCAATCAAGAGTAGAGTTTGGTACGCACGTTAGCGGTAGCGTTGACGGTATCATTCATCGAGGAGTGCCGGGACACGAAGAGGAAAAGTTTATTGCTGAGTTTAAGACTCACAATAAAAACTCATTTAACAAAGTGGCTTCAACCGGAGTCAAAGAGTCCAAGCCAATGCATTACGCGCAGATGCAAGTTTATATGCTTGGCAAGCAGATTCATAAGGCGTTATACGTTGCCGTTTGTAAAGATAACGATGAACTGTACACCGAGATCGTTGATTTCGACGAACAGTTTGCAGAAAGGTTATTACATAAGGGCAATGTAATTACATTGGCAAATGAGGCTCCTCCGAGGATATCTAACGATCCTAGCTGGTTTGTTTGTAAGGGATGCCCGGCTCGACATATTTGTCACGAGGGCCAGCCTACTAAGCAAATCAATTGCAGAACGTGCGCTCATTCAACACCAAAAGAAGATGGCACATGGGATTGCGAAAGATTTAATGCTGAAGAGATCCCAGAGGACTTTCAGCGTAAGGGATGCGACTCGCACGTCCTGCATCCTGACGTTGTGCCTTGGACTCGATTGGAAAGTAACGATCCTAACGAGGCCGTATGGGAAATTAACGGTCAGTTTATTAGAAACGGTGAAGGCGATGCTAATACATACGCCAGCACAGAATTAGTTAGCAATCTTGATGCGTGTTTGAAGCCAGATCAATTTATTACAGACTTGCGTTTTGATGGCGGAAAGATAATTGGTTAATGCTTCGTAAGTATCAACAAAGAGCGATTGATCAACTATACGACTGGTTCCACGCTAACAAGTACGGAAACCCATGCATCGTGTTGCCAACCGGCAGTGGCAAGTCGCACGTTGTCGCTGCTATATGTAAGGATGCCGTAGAAAACTGGCCCGAGACTCAAGTCTTAATGGTTACTCATGTAAAAGAGTTGATCGAGCAGAACGCGGAAAAAATGTTACTGCACTGGCCGGATGCGCCTTTAGGAATATATAGCGCAGGAATTGGGCGTAAAGAACTCCATCAGCAAATCACATTTGCCGGAGTTCAGTCTATCAGAAACAAGGCCACCGAAATAGGTCACATTGATCTCATGATCGTCGATGAGGCGCACCTGATATCGCATAACACTGACACCAGCTATCGCAAGCTGATCCATTATCTCAAGATGATTAATCCAGCCATGCGAGTGATTGGCCTGACCGCAACTCCGTACCGATTAGGGCATGGCATGATAACTGACAAGCCCGGGATATTTGACGCGCTAATTGAGCCTACCAGCGTCGAGGCGTTGGTTGAGGATAAGTTTCTAGCGCCTCTTCGATCAAAGCTAACTGGAACCAAGTTAAGCGTTGCTGGCGTACATAAACGCGGCGGAGAGTTTATCGAGAAAGAGTTGCAGGATGCAGTTAATAAGCAACACACCAACGAAGGCGTTGTTGCCGAAGTGATTAAATTGGCAGAAGATCGCAAGGCTTGGTTATTCTTTTGTGCTGGCGTAAAACACGCCAGAGCCATAAAAGACATACTTATCCACAACGGCATAGCGGCTGAATGCATTACTGGAGATACGATAAAGCCAGAACGTGAACGAATTATTAGCGAGTTCAAGGCTGGCAAAATACGGGCGCTAACCAACGCCAACGTATTAACTACTGGCTTTGACTATCCAGACATTGATCTTATAGCAATGCTACGCCCAACGATGTCTCCGGGCCTGTACGTCCAAATGGCTGGGCGCGGTATGCGTAACAAGAGCCATACCGATCATTGCCTAGTTTTAGACTTTGCTGGCGTAGTCCAAATGCATGGCCCGATAACCAGAGTGGAGCCGCCGAATAAGCCCGGGAAAGGCACTGGAGAGGCTCCAGTAAAGGTTTGCCCTGAGTGTGATAGTTTAGTGGCCCCAGCCGTCAAAGTATGCCCAGACTGCGGATACGAGTTCCCTCAGCCGAAAGAGAAGCGCATGAGGCTTCACGACATAGATATCATGGGCCACAACAACGACGGATTCTCTGTTCTTGATTGGCAGTGGTCTAAGCATAGGTCGAGAACCAGTGGCAGAGATATGGTTAAGGTGCAGTATTACTCTAAAATACTGGCCGATCCTATCATTGCAGAATATTTTCCGATCCAGCACGAAGGATACGCCGGGAACATGGCAGTAAGTAAGTTGGCAAGCATAGCCATCAAATCAGAGATTGATGTGAAGTTTCTGAATACAAGCAATTTGGAGGATATCTGCTACATTATGAATAAGGGCAAGCCGCCAAATGAGATTTTCTACAAGAGGGAAGGCAAGTATTACAAAGTCGTCCAACGAAGCTGGGCGAAGTGAACACGTTGAGCAACGGGAGTTTGTAAGCTGGTTTCGCAAGACCTACAAAGCCAAGATAATAGCGATACCAAACGGCGGCCAAAGAAACATCGTAACCGCCGCACGTCTCAAGGCCGAGGGCGTAACTCCCGGAGTCCCAGACCTGTTCGTACCGGAGTGGCTACTTTGGATTGAAATGAAGAAAAAAAGTGGTGGTAGCGTGTCTGCAAGCCAGCTAGAATGGCACAATTATTTAAAATCTATTAATCAAAGTGTTATAGTATGCCGAGGCCACGAAGATGCTCAGTGCCAAGTCGAGAATTTTGCTAAGGAGATGGCGCATGAAACATAACAATATTTCTGCATATTTGAAGCAAAACAGGGAAAAGCTAGGGATCACTCAGAGGGAATTAGCTGATACCTTGGATATTCATTACAAGACCATTAGCAAATGGGAAAACGGGCGCTCGATCCCTAACGATAAAATAATGCAAGAAATAGAAAAAGTGTTTGCAGAGGCCAATCAGAGCGAGGCATTTAACAAGATTAACGTCTTTGGAATGTTGGCCATAATATGCTCTTTGCTGTTTTTGTTTTTGTTGTACTTATCTATTAAATGACAAGCATCAATTTACGCAAATTTAAGAAGCGTATAAAGCACATAAAGTTTGGGCCTTACTACATGGTTGCTATTGGCAAAGAACGCGCTGGAGAGCCTTTATTTACGTTTATTGACGGCAAATTATATACAGCTACCGAGGCGCTTGCCTTGGCTAAGAAATATGGCTATGATTCACTAGATCGAGTGTATGAGGCATTTAATTCGCTCGGTTAACTTTCATACTCCTCCTACTCAAGCCCCGCGTTTTGGGGCTTTTTTTATGGATTCTGGACTGAATCTAACTTCCTTTACGATCCAAGCCTTCGGAATATGCATCTTGGCGTTTGATTCTTTTTTGGATATGGCGGACGCAACGCATATTGCCTTGTCATCCTCGGCAACAATGAATCCGAGAGTGTAGCAATCATGAAGCTCTGGTTTCTTAGTTTCTTCCCAGCCTGAGTCAGATACAGCGTCAACCCATTCAAGATATACGCACTCTCGATTCACTTGTTTAGCCTCCATATTTGGGCTATTTCTTCTTTTTACCTGCCTTACGTTTGACCGCATAAGCTATGGCAACAGCCTGTTTTGGCGGCTTCCCAGCATTAATCTCAGCCTCTACGTTCTTTTTAAAGGCTTTTTTTGATTTGCTTTTAACTAGCGGCATTAGTATCCCTTTTTAGCTTTGGTTTTGCTGGGCTTTTTTTTAGCCGCCTTCTTCATCATGCATTCACCGGCTGCCATGCATTTCTTAGGGCTTGGGCAAGTTGGGCAAGTTTTCATTTTTTAAGCCTCCAATAAGTAGGAAATATCGACCATGAGAGTTTAACAATAAAATAATAAATTCTCTTTACAGCCCTTGAGAGCTTTATCTTTCTATTGAATCTTTTCAAATACTTTGCTGCCTTAATTATAGCCTCTGGATTGTCATCAAATAGCCCAAGCCCAGTGTTACATTTCTGGCAAAGCAATCCCCGTATTTCACCATAATGGTGGCAGTGATCAACTGATAATTTTTCCCTCTCAGTTTGCTTGCCGTCAACGCCGCATATCAGGCATTTATTGCCTTGCCTGAACGCCATTTCAACGTATTGGCGGAATGTGATTCCATAGACGCTTTTATAACGCGAATTACGTCTAGCTACTGGATCAGACAATTACTTTATTAGACATTTCTTTCAAAATGCGGACAGTCAACAAGTGATTTAAAGTTACCGCCCCATCTGTTTTTAGGATTTAGAGATTCCCAGTAGTCGCCTATTTCTGAGATTGTTTTTCTATCCCAGATAATCTTGCCATCTTTAAAGAAAAACAAATCAATGGCGCATCGCTTGATGTGATTGCTATTCATTGTCTTGGATCTGCCAGATTTGACGTATATGGCTTGCTGTTCAGGAGTTCTGTGCAACTCTCCGCCAGTAACCATAAATCCCTTTTCAGTGGCGTACTGAATTAACTTGCAGGCATCCAATAGGAACGCCGCTTGTTCTTCAGAGAGTCTCATTTCTTACCTCTCAGTTCCATAACTTTTTCTACAGTTCTACCGCCAAAGTAGGCAGTCATAACTAGCATTCCCCACTGCCCCAATAGGCTTACATAACTTTCGTTAATGTCTATCCCGTTGGCGCTAAGTCCTGCAAATAGCAAGTAAGCGGTAAGAATGTACACCAGAGTCAATGGCCTAATGTTTTTTGACATCCAAGAGTCTGATGCCATGTCAGCAGACCACCGAGTAGATACGTTGTTATCTTCGTTTCTGGCTGCATCAATCAGGACTTTAAGTTCCTCTTGCTCTAGCTTTGCTTTCTCTATTCCAAGCTCTAGCAGTTTTTCTTCATGCTCAAACTGCAACTGACGCATCTTTTCTATGTCAACATCGCTTGGATTATCTGGGATCGTAACTCCTAGAGTCTTTTCGACTACCTGTTTGCCTTTCGCTTGAATGGCCGAGGACAAAAGACCAAGGCCATTTTCTGCCAAACTACCGAGCAATGCTCCTAGTATTGGAATCATCTTTTAATTATCCCTAGTTCGCCTACCTTAGTGAACGCCATAGCTAAAACAAATGCGCCGACTCCGGTAAGAACTGCCTCAGATCCGTATGAATGATCATGTGCAAATGCGTCAACAACTGCAGTAATGGTTCCTACAGTCCAAGCCAGTATCCACTTGTTATCAGTTGGCTTAACCATGTTACATACAAACAATGCAACCATAGTTGCCAAACCAACTTTAAATGCATTTGCAAAGTGAGCAAAACTTAATACAGCCAGATTGCCTTTTACCATCATGACCATGCATGACAAAAATGCATCTCTAAAACCTTTAGATGATTCTTTTACTTTTTCAAATAATTCGCTAAAAAACATTATTTTCTCCTTATCTAAATAAAGGACTTTTTGGCTTAGATTTTTTTGCTATCTTTGCCAATTTTTTACGTTTACTTAACTTTTTTCGTTTCGGGATAGGCTTTACTTTTGTATCAAAAGATTTAACCTTGGCCATTACTTGTCAACCTTGTTATCTAACTTAGAGTCAATAGCATCTAATTTATCAATAATTCTATCGATAAATCTTTCAAACTCTTGGCGCTTAACATAGCTTCCTGCAACTAAGACTTCAACTTCACTGAGCCTAGTTTGTAGCCTTGATTGGGCTTTTTGTATGTCACGAACAGCCATCCATATAAGATGCCCAAAAAATCCGATTGCTGCGCTTACCGCAGACAAGGCCCAGTTAATTAAAGTCTGATCCATTAGTATTTGCCTTCCCAAACTCTAAACTTGTTAAAGTCGCCTGATAACATTTTACGCTTAATGACCTCTTGGGCCGCGCCATGATCAGACCAGTCCACTCCGGCTTCCTTGAGCCATTGCGACATTATATGCATTGGGATACGGCCTACCAGCCTTTTGTCTCCAGTTTGCCCCAATCCAGAATGCTTAATCTCCTCTACTTGGCGTAATACAGGCTCATTGTCATAAACCTTTTCAATAGTCAGAGTATCCCCGCCGTCATCGTGATGGACTATTTCTTTGATTTTCAAAACAAGCTCCTAAAAAAAGGGGGGCATTTAGCCCCCCCGTATCAATTAAGATACTGTGTTGTCGAACACACCGCCTGATGCTTTCTCGTTGTTACATACGAGAGTAAGCTCAGTAACGATTGCGCGTCGAGTTGAGTCAGAAGTTTTAGCAAGTTCCATGTTCTTTGTAGGACGTAGAACTGCAACTGACCACATATCATCTTGCATGATAAACACGTCACGAGAACGGTTCTCACGAGATGGCATGAAGTCTACTGTTCCCCAAGGCGTAACGTAAACGTCAACTGCTTTGATAACAGCATTTGTTCCACCAACTGATGCACCAATCGTTGAACGCTGGTTGTTCATGCCGGTGAAGGCAAGAGCTTTGTTCATCTGGAATGCTGAGAGATAAACAGTGTTTGGCTTGCCGCCTTGCTCCCAAATTGACTGCATGACAGTGTCAAAGTCAGTTTGGTTGAATGCGGTAAGACTGGTTGTCTCATCAGTACGAGCATCCGTTCCGTCACCAGTAGCGTCAGCACCTTCGTTGTCACCAAAAACAGTGTTGGTGATCAACCAAGTTGGAGCGCCAGCAAGTTCACGAGCAGTCGTACTGTTACCAGCAACGCGAGCGTTGTTGTCAAAGAGAGCCTTCTCAATGTCAAGCTTCTGCTCTTTTGCAGTCTTGAGCATTTGATATGCAATCTCTGATGCACGACCAGCTTTTCTCAGACCTGAGTCTGTATCTGGAACTGACACAGCGTCAACGAAAATCTGTGTGTAGTTGCCAAGACGTGAAGTAGCTGAACGAGCGTTAGCTGTGATCTCGTCACCTTCAACGTGCGCGTTAGCAGCTGAAGCGCGAAGAGTGTCAGTTTGCCACTCATGTAGCGTGTTAGAAGCTTTTAGTTTCTTACACTTTGAGTAGAACGGTGTTTCTTCCAATTGTTACACCAAAGCTCTTTATCTTTGGCTCTCTTCGTTTCTGAAGAGTATCGGACTATATCTTCATCCCGTAGGATGTTGCGCACTCGTGGGACTTTACTGGCTGTTCTAGCCTCCATGTCCTAGTCTCTGAACCTTCATCACATCCCTGTGACGCTTGGCTGCTGATTGGCTTATTTTTCAACTTAGCGTTCCAGCAATTCACGCAATTATCAATTCTGAATTACTTCAGATTGGCCCCAAAAAAAGGCGAAACGTCATGGATTATATCTGAGAGATCCTCTCTGATACCGACAGCATCATAGCTGTCAAAAGTGTTACTTGGTTGTGCCATTTTATGACCTCACTTAGTTATTCATTAACGATTAAAGCGAGAGCATCTTCGATGCGCCCACTCGTTTTAAATTTGGCTTTTCGCCGTTCCATAGCCTTGACATTAGGATTTTGTACCTTCTTAGATCCCGGCCTGATAACTGGTTTCGCGCCTTTAGCTTTTTGCTCGGCTTTCGACTTGCCAGCGACTATCTCGCGGTACTTGATGGCATCGTTTAAAACTCTAATTGCTCGGTGATCCATTATTGAGCCGATCTCTTCTTCGGTATAACCGTAGAAGCTTTGACCGCCATCTAATAATTTGCCCTTGAGCTTGGTTGCTTTTTGCGCGTCACCAAAGTCAGGGATAACATTTGCCAACGATTGCATTTCTTGTTGCAAATAAGCCTGTACAGCACGTTCACGAGCCTGCTCACTTTGTTGCATGATCTGGCTCATTTTTCCTTGCTGCTGGTTGTATTGCTCCATTGCCTTATCGTATCTGGCCTTTTGCTCAATGTATCCAATTGGATCATCGCTCAAAAGATCGTCAGATGGTGGATTAGGCTTTGACAAGAACTGCCCTTGTTGCATCTGTTGATACATCTCAACGAGCTGTTGTCTTTCGGCTAAAAGTGCAGAGTAAACCTCCTCAGTTTGTTTTCTGTTGGCGGCTACTTCTTGCATCCCTTTTTGGACGTACTTCTGGCCAGAATAACCACGCTTGAGATCCTCTAAGGTTACCTGCTCTTCTTTTCCATCAACTTTGACGGAAAAATATACAGGTTCTTCAGAATCGGCTTCGTCATCTGTTTCGTCGTCATCGTCCTTCATTTCGACTTCTACTTCATCTTCCTCGCTGTCGTCGTATTCAGCGTCATCAACATCCTCTGATTCCGATGCCTCCACCTCTGGAGATACATCCTCAGATTCAGTAATATCTTCTTGCTCTACTTCATCAGAAGGCTCTGGCCTAGTGATTAATCCAACTGCCTGCTCGATGCTTCCATCGAATGTGGTTTCAGTCGTGTCTGCCACGGTACTTGTCTCCCTTAGTTGTTTTTATCAAAGATTTTCTCGTCTGTAAGAACAGTGTTGATGTAATCTTCGATTTCACTTAATGCACAAATAACGTTGTGCGCCGCCTCCCGACTCTTTTCAGTAGAGTTGGGATTTAAAAATATCGTCACTTGCTTAGACTTAACAGCCTCAATGATCGACACAAACGTCGGATCATTGGTGAGCTGTTTAATCTTTGATGCTTTATCTTTAATACTCATTAAAACCTTCCGCCAGATACAGCCTCAGATGGCCGTTTATCTGGATATCTGGCTTCCTGTTGAGCCTTGCGAATGTTGGCAACATCGACTTGCGTACCATACTGGCCAAGTATCTTAGCTGCCTCAATAAGCAAGTCTTGATCCATCTTGTCGCGCTCACGATCATCTTGAGCAATGGCCTTCTGAGCCTCGACCTGCATCTTAACCATGTCGGACTGAGCCTTGGTCTGGGCCTTGAGTTGCTCGGCCTGTATAAGAGCCTGACCGGGATCAATCGGCTGTGGACTATTAGCTGCCTGCTGTTGCTTCATCATGATCAACTGTTGCTCGTACTGCTCGTTCATTGGAGTAAAGTATCTGTCGCTGTTTCTAATGCCAGCAACCGCCAACATATCAGCCAATGTATTGCGAATTAGCGTCATCGTGACCAAACCATTGCCCGGCCCATAAGCCTGCCATATCTGCATCTGTAGCCCTAGAGCTTGTTGCAATGCGGCGGCCTTTTGATCTTCTTGCCCAGTTCCAAGACCGACGTTACACATAACGTCCATGCTGGTGTTCCATGAGCGTGGATCAACAGGCACAAACTGGCTGTTCATACGCATCATTTGCTCTTCGTCACTGTTTTCAATAAACAGCTTCAACATGAGCTTAAATAGGCGCTTCATGCCGCCCTCTGCCAGATTCCTTGCCATTACCTCTATCTGAGCCGCGCCGCCCTGTGCGGTCAACTGAGCCGCCGTAGCGGTAGTATTTTGAAGCGCATCTGGATCTAGGCCCATAGCGGCCCTAGAAACGCCTGTCTTGCCCTCAATCATCTGATCCATGTACTGAATAGCCGTAAGCGTGTTAGCGGCCACAAACGGCACAGAAATCTCTTGTATGGCGTTTGGCACTTTCATGCGGATTAGGCCGCCAATCTCATTGTTTAATAGGTCATCGACATTGACCTGATTTTCAACAAATCCAAGCCTTGGATTGTTAGTCAATGCCACGTTATCAAGTACGCCACGAAGCATAGCTGTGGCTGCGTCTTGATCTTCTAAAATGAGATCAGCGATTGATCGTCCAAAGAATGCGTGTGGCTCTGGATCTACCTCAAATATGGCAAACGGAACCTCTCCCCAAGGCTCGTAATCCAGTAGCTGGTAGTTACTTCCGCCAAGGATGAATTTGTACATTTGGGCAATTCCTGTGCCTTCAATGTCCATCTTCATGTAAGCTTCTGTTATTGCCACGAGCTTCATAGATACGTCTTTGGTTTGCTCTTCCTCTTCCATCTGGTATCCGCGACGCTCAAAATCTTCTGCCTCTGAGTATGTGTCACTTGAGCCAATTCCGTCTAAGTTTGACACTTCCTCAAAGTCGTATCCCATGTTTACAACGTCAGATACGCGCATCTCGGTACGGTGAGCCACTACATAGAAGTCGTCAATGGATCGAGCGTTCCTGTCCACCATGAATTCCTCTGGCGGAACTGATTCAACCTTTAAACGGCCCTTTTCAGTCTTTCTGTTAATTGTGACGCTGTGCTGAGTGGCCTCCATTTCCATGCCCATCTCATCAATTGACATGGAACTTTCTTGGCTATGCTCAATCACATCTACGTCATCTTCGTTTACTATCGCAGCAAATTCTTCGTCGGTTAAGTTGGTAAACGTATAAGTCTCAACGTCTGTATATTTATCCCAATACGTTTTAAGAACTCCAACCTTTTTGACTAATGCGTCATGAAATGCGTCATTTACGATGCGATATCCGCCAAGTTCGCCAAACGCCCAGTGCATATACTGAGTTGCCATTTGCGCCGTTCCAACGTCTTCTGGGCCTTTTGGCACATACTCAACTGGCTTATCTGTAGACAAAAACACGCGCATAAGGCTTGGCTTAATAGCCCTGACGGTATCCCGTACCTTAGTTGCTACGACTTTTGATCTGCCGTCTTCTTGTCCGATATCTACTTCGCCATCAAAGTATCTTTGCGCCTTGATTCGGTCATCAGCTACTTCACTCTCAATAAAGTCAACAGCGTCAGAAACAGCATCTCTAACTATGCCCTGAATCGTTGATTTGTCCATGCGTTCTGGCTTCATTTATGTTTCCTTATGGCATTGTTCCTGCCGGAATCCATTCTCTTACGAATGGATAACCAGCGTATGTTTTTGCTCCCTTTGCTACTTCTTCAGCAATAAACCTTGCTTGAGTATTAGTAGGTTTAACTCCTTCCATAGCCCTTCTTATATATCGTATTGCGCTTTCTGCACTTCTACCTTTTCTTTTTGTCAAAAGATCGATTGCTTCAGAATAAAGTTGATCTAATCTTTCTTTTTCAGTAGTTGATTCAATCAACTTTTGAATATTTGAAGCTGCGTTTTTTGGTTTTCCTTCAAGAATTGATCTTATACTTCCAAGCTCAACAATTTCTTTAGCTGCTTCTTGAGTAGATTGCCTTCTTGCTGTTAAGGATTGGCCACCAGTTCTCGCTCTAAGTTCAAACGATGATTTTGCGGCATCAATTTCTTTTAGCAATTTGTTTGTCTCGGAATCTCCTAAAACTTTTATCATTTTTTCTTTTGATGATCTTGATGATAAAGTTTTTATTAATGATCTTGTTGCCTCAACATCTGATGCGCTTGCCTTTCCAGCAGTAACCATAGCCTCATCAAATATTTGAGCTATTTTATTTCTAATTCCAAGTTTTAAAGCAGCCTTTGTGTCCAAAGAAGCGCCATCAAGAATATTTGCTAATTTTGACAAATCTTTTTTTGGATTAAAAATATCATTTCCAAATTTATATGCTATGTCTTCCTGTATTGCGTCTCCACCAATAGCAAGAGCTTTTCTGTATTTAGGAACAGAGGCGCCAACAGCTTCTCTTAAAACTTTTGACATTTTTTGAGCAAGTTGGGCTTCTCTAGTAAAGACTCCATTTGCATCAACATCTTGTCCAATTTTATCTAATTGTCTTTTTATTTGATCAAGTTGAAATACGTTTGGCTGTTCTTTAAAACTAATTAAATTTCCATATTCATCTAAATTTATTTCTAATTGCTTTTTAAATGGAGTAGATCCGCCTTCCAATCTCGCAACGGTTGTTTCTAGATTCGCAGCATCAATTGATTCTTTAATAATTTTTCTTCCAATTGGACTATTTGATATTTCATTAAACACGTTCAATATTCTTTGACCTTGTTTAGTGGTGTAATCAATTGGAGTAGCGTATGCCTTGTTATATGCAATGTTTCTTTGCGGCGCTGTTCTTGCTCTAATAGCCTCTACAGGATCTATTGATGGATCAGTTCTAGGCCCAAATATTCTCTCTATTTCGCTTTCTACTTTTTGAGTTGATTTTCCAAGTCTTTCAGAAATTGCTTTTTCGCCGCTTCTAGTGCCTTGAGCGCCAGAAGCCATTGCTGCATCTAACAATGCCTGAGTAGCCTGATCAGCGTCAGCAATCATGCCCTCAGATCCTGCTCTTTTGATGTTTTGAATAGCTTCGTTAAAATCCATTCCGCGAGCTATTTGAGATTCAATCAATCTAGCCGTTTCCATTGATATTCCAAATTGGCTTGCAATGTTAGGCGCAATTGAAGTCTGGCTTTCTTTATTTACAAAACGATTTATTAGAGCTCCAAATGGAGTTGAAAGCGCTCCAAGAACTGCTCCTATGCCGCCTTGCGCTCCTGCCCTAAGAAACGGGCTGGCTCCCTCTTCTCCAGATCCGTATATGTATCCTTCTGTAGCAGCTAAAGTTCCAGTTGCTGCTGCATTTGATAAAGCTCTAGCAACAGGAGATTCGCTTCTTATAGTCTTGCTTGCTAAATTAGTTAAAGACTGAGGATATTTAATTGAATTTGATAGTAAGAATCCTAATCCGCCGCTTGATCCAATTGATGTGCCAGAAACAGTTGCGCTAACTCCGGGGCGCTCTTGTTCGAGAGCTTGTTTTGCTCTCATACCTCTTTTCTCTAGCCCGGCAGATCCAGTAACATTTTCTAATGCTCCCAATGCTCTTGATCCGACAAATGGCAAAGAATATAAATATTTTGCTCCAGCAGCGCCAGCAATATTCTGTGGATCTTGCTCAAGTATTGCCCTACTTTTAAAAGAAGTCGCAGGATCAACATCTAGTGTTCCCGCAGTGCCTTGACTAGCTATTTTGGCAATTTCATCTTGATTGGTAGTCGAATAAGAATCTGAAACATAGTTATATGTTCCATCTGGCAATTTATAAATTTTTCCATTATCTGGATATCCAGATTGAACAAGCTCAACTCCTTTCGCAGAAGCCTGCTCCCCCTTAACTCCAAGCGATGCTTTCAACACATCTGACATTTCAGATATATTTAAATTTGGGCTTGGAACTTCAAGTTTCCCTTCTTCTCTTTTTTTCTTGTACTCTTCGTAAAGATCCGCCATTTATCTTTCGCCTCTTATTTAGCTAATCCCATTTCTTCTAATGGATTAAGCACATCTTTTGGATTTTCGCCCCTAATTTCAGCTTCCTGTTTTTTCCAAGCCCAAAGAATTGCTTCGTCATTTGCTTGACCTTTAAAATTAGTTCTCATTATTGATTGAAATTCAGCAAAAGTTTGAGTCCTTCCATCTGGCAATGTCATCATCCCGGGAACTTCATTAAAGTATTGTTGAATTGCAAAACTTTGTCCTAACGCAGCCGTTGGATCTTTTAACGCTGACCTCATTGCTTTTTGTAAATACTTATCTCTCAACAAAGTCCATTCTGATGTACTTTCCAAATAATTTAATATCTTATTATTTGTTTCTTGTCCTTTTTCGAGAGATGGCAAAGTTGTGCTTGCAAATATTGCATCAAAATCTGTTTGTGGGCCTTTGTTTAATCTTAATTGCTCTAGCACTAATTGATTTAATGCTGATGTCAATTGATCTGCAGTTTTTATGTTTTCCCACATCCCTGTATCAATACCAAGACTTTCAGCATATTTTGAAATTTGAATTAATCTTTGTGTAAATATAGGACTGCCATAATTTTTTACATCTGCCAATAAAGGTTTAATTCTTCTTACAGCATCAATATTTGATTTTGCCGTACTAGCAGCATCTCTAAAAACTGCTCGTTCGTCTTTTAGCACTCCATAAGCAAAATCTAATTGACCTTTTTGAGAAGCAAGATCACCAGCGCTTTGGAAATATCCTAGTGATCTAAGGCGATCCAAGTTTTTAATTCCTTCCTCCGTACCCATCATTGCTAGAATTTGATCTAGTTGAGTAGGATTCTTGTATTGAAGTGTTAATGCCTCTTTTGTTGTTAAAGCTCCACTAGAAACCAACGATTTTAATGTTGGATCCATTACAAAAGATGCTCCAGCTTTTGACTGTTCTGCTTTATATATTTCATTAGCCTGTGATACGTCTCCGCCACTTCTAATGTAATTAGCAGCTTGTATGCCTGCTGGAGTTCCAAGCGAGTCATAATAATCTGCAGTTCTATTTGCTTTTCTAAAAACATTATTTGCTTCAATAGTTTTCATCATTGAAGCAGTTAATGCATCATCTGGCTTATAACGCAAAGTGTTAAAAGCTATTGCAGCATAAGGAAAAAGGTTTGGATTTTCTTGTAAAAATCTTTTGATAAATCCCGGCTGCTTTACTTCTTGATCTTGCAATGCATTTACTATTTGTTGTCCATCTTCCGGGCCTTTTACTCTATCCGTAAAAGTTTCTGTAGATGTTACTGGCATTTGATCGACTAATGGATAATTTGCAGTTTCAACTGGTGTAGTTTGACCTTGAAAATCATTTCTTACTGCGCTGCCAATTCCTCTTTTTTCAGAAATTTTTTCACTCAAGGTGTTTATAAATGGAACTACTGAATTTAAAATACTAGCGTTTTGAGATTGTGGCTGATCTTGCTTTTGCTCAGTAAATTGTTGTCTGGCAATTTCATTTTTTATAACATCATCTCTAGTAATATAGTTTCCTCTATCAACAACAGTTTGTTGCTGATTATTTGAAACAACATTATCTCCAAATATTTGATTTAAATATTTTTTAGTTTCATCTGGAAGTTCTCTGCCTGAAGCAACATTTCCTCTTCCAAAATTGTAGGCCGCAACTGTATCTCTCCAGTTACCAAATTGTTTATATAAATTATCTAAATAATGAGCAGCACCATAAATTGATGAGACAGGATTTCTAGGATCAACTTTTCCAACTTCTGCAACAGAAGATGCAGTATTAGGCATAAATTGAGCTATTCCTATTGCTCCTTTTGGAGATGTTCTTTTTCCAGAAATTACTTCTGGATCAAATCTGCTTTCTGCGTAAAGAAGTTTAGACAAAAGCTGTGGATCAATATTATATTTTCTAGCAGCGTCATCTATTACTGCTTTATATTTTAAATATTCTGATTGGTTAACTTGTGGCATCCAATCTTGAGATTGAGATTCAGTTTGATTTAAGTTGGATTGAGCATTGTTAATGACACTTGAAATAGTTGGCTTAATTCCTTCCATCCCATATCCGCTAGTAAACCTATCGAGCAATCCTCCTGCGCTTTGAACGTCAGCAGAATAAGATTGCGCTGGCGGAGTATTTCCAACTCCAATACTATTTGGCGGAAGAAATTTTGCTAATTCTACCTTTCCGTTATCAGGCATTAAAGATTCCATAAGGGCTTGATGACGTCTTATTCTGGCTATTCTTTCAGGATTATTTTCAGGCGAAACATAATCAAAAACTCCTTCTGGAGCTACATAGTTTTCACTTCCCATACTTTTGTTTTGAGTATATTGAGATTCATAAAATCTTCTTTGAGCCTCAAGTTCCTCTGTTCTTTTTCTAAAATCTTCTCTTGCTTTCAGCATTTCTTCTAATGTAGCCATATTTATCTACCAAATAAGTTTCCGCTAAATTTTGATGAAAAACCAAGGTTAGGCATACTTTGTATTTGAGTCCTTGGAATTATGTAATTTCCTGCCCCAAACGTAACCCCCGGCTTTTTCTTTAGCAAATCCAATAAGCCCCTTGCTGATCCCATCAATGCTTTACCTTGATCTGAAGTCATCATAGGTTGAGGGCTAAATTCTGGAGCTTGTATAGAGGCCGCCCTTTGTATCTGCCCTAAATCTTGTGGCGCAATGTTTTGAGCAACATTAAATGGCGACATTACATTGCCAGATGCCATAGGATAAGGATTCTGGCCTCCAGATAATTGCGCCAAAAGCAATTGAATTAGTTGCTCTTTAGTCATTCCTTCAGGCATTTAAATCTCCTTATACTCCAAAAGTTCCCGGCGGTAAGCCTGCGGCCATACTTGCTATTGATGTAAGCATTCCAAATAGCCCCGGATCACCTGACTGAGTAGTAGTTCCAGAAGCAGGAACTACGCCTATTGCTCTATTTAAATAATCAATACTGCTAGCAGGTGCGCCAGTATATCCGGCGTATTGTTGTTTTGCCGCGTCTATCAATGCCTGCTGAACGCCTTGCTGTAGAGCGCCTTGTTGCATGAGATTCTGCTGTACAGTTTGCCCCATACCAAAGCCAAGATTTGAAATGTTAGCAAGCTGATTAGCGGCAGCTAGACGTTGTTGTTGCCCTTGCAATCCTGCGCCAACGTTATATTGTTGGGCCGCCATTTGGTTCTGGATATCCTGCAAGGCGTTTTGCTGTGCCGTTGCGTATCCAGCCTGCCTTAATCCGGCAGACGATTGAGCCAACTGAGAAGCCACATTTCTACCTAATTCTGCCTCTGCTACGCCATGTCGAGATCCACCAAAAGCCCTAGCGGCTTGCGCTTGTGCGCCAAGACTACCAAGCCCCATTTGAGCGCCACGCAAAATATCAGCCTCGTTAGCCCTGATTACTTGCTCAGTGTAAGGATTCATGTATGGAGATAAGTTTGTGGTAGCCAACTGCCCAGCCTGCACTTGCTGTGGCGTGTATCCCATACCTTGTGCAGATCCAATCCCAGCGCTGTATACTCCCTGCGCGGCGGCTTGATTTACATTTGGAACTCCTGCGCCAGCCATATTATTTCCTTTTATTTAATATTTTGGATTGCCTTTAGTAGGCTGAACCCACCGTCCATTGATAAAATCAGCCGCCATACCGTTTTCATCTGTTTTATAAACCAGATTGTCACCTATAAGTTCCCATCCTTGCGGAATAGGGCTGTTGTAAGCTAATCCTCTAGTGAAAGGATCCCATATTGCCCAAGAATCTGGGGCCTTTAAACTTGCTATCGTTCCAACTGGAGTGTATTGAGAAGTATTTTCGCTCACAGGATTAGCGTATCCAGCGCTACCGTCAACGTTATACGGATCAACAAACAATTTGTTGTATTGAGCAACCTGTCCGGGCATCCTTGATTGATACTCAGCTAGGGCTTGCTCATACAATGGCGCAGATGAATATCCTTGGATACCGCCAGCAAATGTTTGTGGCTCTGGAGCCATGCCCTGCATTGCGGTTAATGATCCTTGTGGAACCAATCCAAAAGCCTCTGCTGCCCCTATGTTTGCATTAAAAGCCGCTTGTTGAGTTGGATTAAATGCGGCTATATCTGGGCCAAAATACGGCTGATATCCAATTTTTTGCGCAGTTTCTGCCCTTTGTAAGTTTCTCTCAGCATAGGGCCTCATAAATGCTGGCATTTGAGTTGTTGAAGTTTGGCTTCCGCCTTTTCCGCCACCGCCCATTTATATCTCCCTTTTAAGAGTTGTAAACTGGTACTCCCAGCCCAACTTGTCTAATATCTTTTCCCATCCCGGCCTTCCAGCTATTGTCATAGCGGTACATTTATGGGCCTTAGCAAACTGAGCAAATGGCTCATTTAGCTGTAAAATTTCGTTAAGCGTACCACCAGCTAAAAAAACGTGAAAGTGTTTTTGTCTAGGATATTCAACAAATTCTGTCACCGCACAACTGTTCTCAAGAGGCCACAACTGATAACGGTGACCAAGAACGCCAAGAGCAATATCGTCGAAAGTGTGAGTATCGCCAGAGTAAGCCAAAGCGTTTTCAATCCAAACTTTGCACCTGACAAGCTCCTCTGTAAGAGTATTTCTGTCATTATTTGCCATTAAGATATGCTTTTTATCATCAAAGTTACAGATGGAACTGCTGGGCAAAATGTTTCTGCCGCGTATGATTTCAAGGCTGTATCTAGGTCATCTACGGCAAACATTGCCTCTAAATAGTCATTTGCAGATACATCGAATATGGCCGCCCTCGCTATGGTTTTTGCCTCATCGTTATCGTGCAACGTTATTCTCATGGTGGAACCAGTTACGTCAGTTCCGTTTAACCTTGGCCAAAACCAAAATGTTTTTGCATTCGCTGACTGAGAATTTAGTTGTGCAGTAAAGTGAATATAGTATTTTCCTGCTTTTTGAAACACTATTCTACTGCTTGGACTGCCTACGGATATATTTTTTGAATATGCCGTTTGGCCCCAAGTTATAGCTGTTGCGGTATCGACAATTGATGCGGTTTGATCGCTAAAATCTAAAAATGCGCCATATCCATAGCCCATGTATTCATTGTCGCCATAGGCAAGAGGAACCCATTCTCCGTCAAGAGAAACTACGGGATGCTCAATTGAGCGATCCCACATAAGAACGCCATCTTCTGCGGCTGAGTCGCCATTCGTTAAACTTCTTAAAACATCTCTAGTTCTATTTAAGAATGCGTTTAGCCTCTCGGCCCATATCTGCCAATTTCCGGTATTTGGATTTGGCGGTAAAGGCGAACTCAACGGTTACCTCCCGGCTTGGCCTCGATCCTCATTACACCAGACCTCCAAGCAGTATTTCTCGCGCCGTCAACGCGCATCCTGACCTGCCTACCGCTAAACCTAACGTCAGTAGGATTTGACATGGTATACGGCCCAAACGACGATTCTGAGTCATTTGGATAGAACCTAGTTTTAAACGTTACCGTCACGTCACCTTGTGTTTTTTCGTCAGGTATAAGGCTTGTAACTTTCATTATGTTATCGCCAGCGCCAAGGCTTATTGGGCCAGTCTCAGCAAAAACGTCATAAGATCCATGCCCCAATTGCTCACTTAACTCTTGGTCGTAAATGTTTCCACTCGCGTCAACCCATATTGGATTTGTGAAAACTCCCCTATCAACGCCGCAAGTCCTGTCGATTTCTCCTATTTCCCA